GTATATTGTTATGGCGGGACACACTTATGTGCCAACAGACAACTACTACAATGCCCTATTGATGAAACTACCATTAGATGGTCTCAAAGATATTGCTATAGGAGAGAAATGGAGCATCGGTGAGCACATCATGACTCGTCATGATATTAGTGTAACTACTGTGACTTCGGCATTTGACTCATTTACACCAACTGAGCATGAAGACACTATGACTAATAGTCTAGATGCTCGCAACTATACAACTAGAACTCCAGACGGATTTCTGAATGTATGGACGCATAAGATTACAGATGATGCGGCTGGTTATCTAGAGTTTGGTGATGGAAGTAAGCAGAGTTTTGCCACTAACATTATTCCACAGATTCCTGCTGCCAACGACTACTGGCTCACTACACAAGATTCGGGCAAGCATATATTCTACGAACACGAAAATGGCACAGTGTATATTCCGCATAGCAGTGTTAGATACTTCCCCGTAGGCTTTACCTTTACCATTGTTAATACTACTGGTAGCGATTGTTACTTGAACAGTCAAGGCGGTGATTGGACAATGGGCGAATTCAAACTAGCAGGACGCAATATTACTACATCATATGTGGGTATTCCAGATAGTGGTTCGGGTAGTATGGTCACTGTGATGAAGATCAAAGATGGTTATACAATGAGCAACAGCGACAACGATAACACTTATCCAGACATTTGGATAGTTAGCGGTCCTGGCGATGTGTACAACTCTGACTAAGGAAACGACATGAGTATTATACAATCATTTATAGGCACTAATCTTACCATATCCGCCGGTGACGGCGGAGGTGGAGGCGGTGGAGGCGGTGGAGCCGTAGCAGACTTTACCATTGAGTGGTGGCAAAAAGTTGAGAACAACGGTCAAAATGCTCGTCCTTGGTCAGTGGGCTTGTACTCTACACAGATTATTGCCATCAGTTATGAAAATTTGAATAGTGATTACTATTGGATCAATAACAGTATTGTTGGTAATACCGCTCGCAATCATCTTACAGGTAACTGGGAACACATGGCATTTGTTAGATCTAGTAACACAGTCTATGGGTATGTTAATGGCACACAGTACTTCTCAGCACCATTTAATAGTCCTATAACAAACTCGTCAACACCATTGTATGTAGGTACAGGAGAACTAGGAGCAGGTATGTATCAAGGATATCTCACTAATCTACACATCATGAAAGGCGTGGCCAAATATACTGGCAACTTTACTCCGCCTGCAACGCCTGTAGTACCTACTACGGGTAGTGTATTCTTAATGAACGCTAATTCTTCAGGAACGTCATTTGATGATTCTGTTGGTAGCAAAGGACATTCAGTATCAGGAACTCCGGCGTGGAGCAGTGATAGCCCATTTACAGCCTTTGGTCCTTATACACAGTTTACTAACATATGGGGTAGTGATGGGGTAATTGACTTTGGTGGTAGCAACTACAACGCAGATTTACTCAATGTTAAGGCAGGTTGGACGGTTACTGACGGCGAAACAACTGGAACTGTAACTAGTGACGCTGTTGAACTGTCTCCAGGATATATACGAATGGTTATATCTTTCTCTAGAAATGATACCGGAACCTGGACATTTACACAGCCCGGACTAGGTAGCGTATACTTTAACAGTAGCAGTTACTTAAACTACGGTGCTAGTACCGACTGGGCAATGGATGTGTAAAACAACATAAAAGTAGCACTTAATGAAAACGGCTAAATACTGAATAAAGAGAGATATTACTATGCAAAGTAAAGACACAACAGGCGTTCATATTGAAGGTCATATTAAAATTCACAACCCAGAAAGCGGGGAAGTGTTTATTGACAAGCGAAACGCAATTCATTATGAAAACATCAGTATCGCACTAGCACAGAGTATTGCTAACAGCGGGCAAGGCTTCATTTACGAAATGGCATTTGGTAATGGCGGCACGGCTGTTGATCCAACTGGTATTATTACATATTTGCCCCCTAACAGTTCTGGTTCTAATGCTAGTTTGTACAATCAAACATACACTAAAGTGGTTGATGATCGTAGCACAAACAATGTAGACCCAACAAGAAACTTCATCGAAACACGACATGTAACAGGTACTAATTATACCGATGTGTTCATTACTTGTTTGCTAGACTACGGCGAGCCGAGTGGCCAGAGTGCATTTGATAATACAAACAACAACGACAGCTCGTTTGTATTTGACGAGTTAGGATTGAAGAGTTACAGTTCGACTGGTAACAGCTTACTCTTAACTCATGTTATTTTTCACCCTGTACAAAAATCATTAAACAGATTAATACAAGTTGACTATACTGTGCGTATACAGAGCTTAACCGGCTTAGTAGGAGTTTAATAAATGGCTTATCAAGTAAAATATACTGAAACAACTAACCCTGCAAAGCCAAGTATTACAGTAGAGGATCAAACACTTGATACCTCTACTAGCTTAACATTTGTCGGTAAGAACTATGCAGGATATGCTCCTATTGTAGCAGAAAACTTCTTGCACTTACTAGAAAATTTTGCAAGAACTAGTGCGCCAGCAAATCCTGTACAAGGTCAACTTTGGTATGATAACACAGTCGGCGTTAACCTATTAAAAGTATTTGACGGCACAACCTGGACTGCCGCTGGTAGCGTTAAGAAAGCCTCAGTTGCTCCGCAAGTAAACAACAGCCTTAAAGGTGACTTGTGGGTAGACACGGCTAACCAACAGTTATACATCTTCTCAGGTGCAACTTGGTTACTAGTTGGTCCGCAATTTAGTGCAGGTTTAAAGACAGGCCCTCAGATTGAATCTATTGTTGACACATCTAATGTAAGTCATAATGTAGTTTCATTCTTCTCTGAAGATTTTAGAATTGCAATCATAAGCAAGGCAGCATTTACTCCTAAGTCAACAATCGCTGGATTTACCACAATTGGCCAAGGCATGAACATCAGTTCAGTTGATGCTACTAGCACCACTGCTCCAACTAAATTTTGGGGAACAGCTAGCCAAGCAGATGCTCTAGTTGTTAACGGAACATCAGTTAACTCTGCAAACTTCTTAAGAAGCGACCAAGCAAGTACAACTAACTATGCAATCAATGTCCGCTCTAATGGCGGACTTAGTATTGGTAGTGACTTAAACTTTAACATTGGTACAGAGACAAACACTACAGTACTGTTCTCTAAGACTTCTGGAAACAGTATTGATATTAAATTAAATAACGCCGGTGCAATTACTACTGCGGTACACATTGACGCTGATGCTAAAGTTGGTATTGGCCCAAACAACAGTAACCCGGAGACTACTTTAGATGTCGAAGGTAGCTTAACAGTTTCAGACGAAATAATTGTTACAGGCTCACTTGATACTCTATCACTAGGTGAAGGCAGCATTAGAACTAACGGTGGATTGTCAGTTAACAAGAAATCACAGTTTGGCGACACTGCTACTTTTAATTCTCAAGTTATTTTAAACAACTTAGATGTTAACGAAGAACCGATCGCTGGCCCAATTATACTTCCAGGTACTGATACTGCGGCTAATACATATGACTTAGGTAGTGAGACTAGACCTTTTAGAAATGTATATGCACAAACAGTAGGTAAGTCAGATGGCACAACTATCTTTACAGGACAGTTTGAAGGTGCGTTCTCAGGAAACACTAGTGGTTCAGCTAGCAGTTTGCAAGACACTACTGTCTTTAGATTACGAGGTCAAATTACTAGTACTGATGTTTCATTCAACGGTGTTACAGAAACTGGCATTGCTGTGTTCCAAACATCTATTACTCCAGACCTTATTACTTCTCAAACGCCTGCAACTGATTCGTTGTTAGCTGACTCGTTCTTAATGTATCGTAGCGGTACAGGCGCAGGCCTGCGATCAATTACTAAGCAACAATTTATTTCTAATATTCCGTTTGTTCCGGCAGGCGCAATATTTCCGTTTGCTGGTAGTACTGTACCTAACGGTTACTTGTTATGTGACGGTAGCGAAGTTAAGATCTCAGACTTCCCAACATTGTTTGGTGTAATCGGTTACACATACAAGACTGCAAGTTTATTAATTGGCGCCGCAACATTTGCATTGCCAGATTTAAGAGGTAGATTCCCGCTAGGACGCGATGACATGAATAACGGTCGTTTCGTTCCAAGTAAAGATAACATTACAGTTAGTGTTCCAGCAGGCGGCGGTGCCGCAAACAGCGTAACTAATGTGTTAGCTGATACACTTGGCGCCAAGAGTGGAAGCGAACAAACAATTTTAGATATATCTAACTTGCCACAACACCAACACGATCTAAGCACAAATGCTGCTCAGTACTATGCGGCAGGTATTCCAGGAGCACCGAGTGATCCGCAAGCTGATGCAGGTTACGGTTTACCAAACTCGAGTACTGGTTCAGGCTTAAAGAACAGTGGCGGTATTGATACTGACAGCCGTTTAGGACAACCATTCACTACAATGAATCCGTTTACAACAATTAACTATATCATCTTTACTGGTACAATATCATGAGCTACATTATAAACAAAACAGATAGTTCTGTTCTAACAGAAATTACAGACGGTACAGTTGATCAAACTGCTACCGACATTACTTTAATTGGTAAGAACGCTAGCACTTACGGTGAGTTCATTAACGAAAACTTTGTAAAGATATTAGAAAACTTTGCAAATACAAGTCAGCCTAACAATCCGTTAACTGGCCAAGTTTGGTACGACACTAGTGAAGGCCGATTAAAAGTTTACGACGGTAACGGTTTTAAAGTTAGTGGCGGTACTATTGTATCAGGATCGATCCCTAGTAGTATTGCTCAAGGCGACATTTGGATCGACAGTACTAATCAACAAATGTATTTCAATGACGGTAGCTCTACGGTACTAGTAGGTCCAATTTATACTTCGTCTCAAGGTTACTCTGGGTTTCAAGTATTAGAAGTAGTCGATGTTAATGAGATTAGCCATAGCGTTGTACTAATGTATGTGGCACAGGTACTAATTGGTATTTACAGTAAAGATGAATTTGTCCCAGCAAACACTATTCCGGGATTTGTTGGCACAGTTAAAGTAGGTTTCAATGCAGGCAACTTAGCTGATATTAAATTTAGAGTTCCAGTTGAACAAGCAGACTCATTGTTAGCTAGCGACGGCGTAACTTTAAAAACAGCCGACGACTTTCTATCAACATCAGATGACTCTGCAACTACAGGCACCTTGTCTATTCTAAATTCAGTTCCCCTAGTATTAGGGCCAGCTGGTGCAGTGCAATTTAGTTTTGCTCCGTTAGAGTATCAACTAAACTCAAATGTTAGAAATCAAAACTTCCAACTTGGTAGCTTAGATCCAACAGGATTGTTAAAGCCTAGTATCTATGTTGATGCAGAGAATAGCAGAGTTGGTGTCTATACAAGTAACCCACAAGCAACATTGGATGTTGCTGGTAGTGTAATTATTGCAGGTAATTTAACAGTTAATGGTACCACAACTAGTCTTGCCACTGTCAATCTTGAAGTTGAAGATAAGAATATCATATTAGGTAATGCAGGTTCTCCTAGCGATGCAACTGCTGAAGGCGGCGGTATTACTTTATTAGGTACAACTAGCAAGACATTTGTATGGGAAAGCGCATCAGATGCATGGACTAGTTCGGAATACATTAATCTACCTTTTAACAAATCTTACAAGATTAACAATTTTGAAGTTCTAACATACGATACTTTACCTACAGTAACATCTGCTCCTAGCTTATCGTCAATCGGTGCTTTAGGATTTTTACAAGTAGATAAGTTAGTGTTAGATGCAACTAGTATCACATATACTGATGCGATTGATGTTAACGGTACTATTACATTAGCTCCAAAAGGTAGTGGCAGCGTAGATGTTAGCAGTAAGAAGATTACAAATTTAGCGTTACCTGACACTGATACTGATGCAGTTAACGTCAGTTTCTTAAATACTACAGTTAAGTCGACGCCGCTAGGGTTTGCGTTAGATATTACCGGTCTAAGTGACGGTCAAATTACGGCTATTGTAACAGATATTTTCCCTGTAACAGCTGGTCCAACAGTGTTGCGAGAGCCAGGAACTGTTTGCAGAGTACATTGTATCATTCCATCGGGCCCTAGCAGACTAGTAAAACAGTTCGTAGTTTCGGGTACAGCATGGGCTTGGGACAGCGACGAGCCAACAAGCGTAGTTTAAATTTTGAATAAATACTAGGGAATAAGGAATAAGAGATGCCATACACCATCAACAGATACAATAACCAACAAGTTACTGTAGTTTCAGACGGTACTATTGATAGTACATTAGATATTAAATTAATCGGTAAGAACTATGCCGGTTACGGGGAAGTACAGAACGAAAACATGGTTTTCATGTTGGAAAACTTCTCAAACATTAGCCCACCTCCACGCCCATTAAGCGGGCAGTTGTGGTATGATAGCGGCACTAGCAAGCTAAAGTTCTACGATAGCCAGAAGTGGCGTACAACAGGTGGCGCTGAAATCGGTGCTACTGCACCAACAGGTTTAACAATTGGTGATTTCTGGTTCGACACAAACAATAAACAGTTGTTTGCATGGGATGGTGATGCTTTTATTCTAGTAGGTCCACAAGGTGTAGAAGGTTCAGATACTACACAAATGCGTAGCCGTAGTGTTACAGACACTTTAGGCGACACCCATGCTGTTATTGAAGCGGTTGCAAACGGTGATACTATCTTTATTGTTAGCCCTGATGCAGAGTTTACACTAGATACTGCAACTAGTGCGATCACAGGCTTCACTAAGATTCAACAAGGTATTACACTTTGCTATTCTAATACTGAATTACGCCCAGGCGAAACAACTAGTAACCACAGATTCTGGGGTACAGCTACTAACTCAGAGCGCTTAGGTGGATTTAGTGCTGATTCGTTTGTTAAGTCTAACAGTGCTAGCTTTAGTACACTAGTAAGCTTCTCAGATCTTGGCTTCACAGTTGGTGCTAACCCAAGATTGCGTGTATTTAACGATGGCGCACAGTACCCAACTATCCAAAACATGTTGAATGATACTATTGTTTTCCAAACTACTGTTAACAGTTCTTTAAAAACTCCGTTAAAGCTAGTCGGTAACGATATTCTACCAGGCAGCAACAACATTTCAAACATTGGTTCTTCTTCTTTTACATACAGTACTGTGTATGCAGATGTATTTGAAGGTAAAGCAACTAAGGCCAACACATTAAAAGTTGGTACAGAGTACTACAGTGCATCAGTAGGCGAAGCAGATTTAGGTCCAGCTAACACTATTGCAGTTCGTGATGCCAGCGGCAACTTGAATGCAACCTTATTCCAAGGTGTTGCTACTACTGCTCGTTATGCTGACTTGGCTGAAAAGTACTTAGCTGATGCAGAATATGCTCCGGGCACAGTTGTTATGGTCGGCGGCGAGAAAGAAGTTACTGCAAGTACATGGGGTTCTCGTGCAATTGGTGCAGTATCTACTAATCCAGCATATATGATGAACAGTGGCTTAGAAGGCGGCACCTATATTGCGCTAAAAGGACGAGTTCCTGTTAAAGTTATTGGCCGTATTAAGAAAGGTGACCAGTTGATTGCAGCCAATGACGGTTGTGCTTCAATGGCAGTGCCACATGCATCTGGAGTATTTGCTATTGCTCTAGAATCTAGCGATGACTCAGGCATCAAACTTGTAGAATGCTTGATTCTATAACACTAAATATTGTAAACGAGGATTAACATGGCCGGCCAAAATACAAGTATCTTAGCATCAGATTACAATACTATTCAAACCAAAATTGCCCGTATACTTGGACCGACTGTTAACGACGGTGATTATGGATATGGGCAAACTGTAACAAGTTCGCAAGTAGATACTACTCGAACAATTAGAGTTGAACAATGGTTAAATTTACAAAATGACATTGCAAAAGCAAGAAGTCACCAGACAGGATTAGACGAATCGTTTAGTTCTTTACAAACACCAACAACTAGTAAGAAGGTTTCAGAGTCTGTTAGATCAGCAATGCTGACAAAAGCAACTGATGCTGACACTAACAGACTAGCTGTTGCGGCTTCAAAAGCATCTGAAGTTGATATCATTTCTCCAGTTGTTAGATCAACAGCATGGAACGGTAGTATCAGCCACATTGTACAAGTTAGTTTTACTACCTTTGACGATGCTCGATACTTCTTCAATGCAGGCGGCCAGATTAGATTATCTGCTTCGTTAGCAGGCGGTACTAGTGCTTCTGTAAACACTAAAGACTGGCAATGGGCTCAAATGTTCTCAGCTATGACATCAATTAATTTTGGTGCATACCAAGTAACTACTGTTGACGGATCGTCAACATCTATTATTACTCCAAACGGCGGCTTTTATTACTTGACAACTACTGCTAGACAAGTTTACAATAAGGCAGCTCCGGGTACTAGTGCATACGGATTAAACGATTATTTCTTAACAGCCCGTTTCACTAACTCAAATAAGAATGTAATAGAGTTCTACATCACACTAGCTGATTCTTCAGTTGCTCCTCCATCATTCCCAGACGCAGGTTTTGGTATTGACGAGAACGTCACTGGTACAATCTACAGCTATTGCAAAGCATATTACCCAAGCGGTGCTGGTAATGTGTATGTACCTCCTCCTCCTGCTTCAGCTACTGGCTGGGCTTAATCTAATATCAGGACTTAATTGTCCTGATCTCTTGACTTGATAACTAAAATAGTGTATTATATACATTACGGAGTTATCTTATGGACGAGAATATCGAAAAAGCATTTGAAATGGCAAACTATATGGCTACGCTGTCCAATCAGCGCAGGCTAATACAAGAAGAGTTAAGCCAACGACTAGTGTATTATGTGAACGGTGGCACATTTAAAATCACACCGGAACTAATCAATTTTACTAAAACAGTTCTTGATTTAGGACACGATACTGAAGTTATTTTTCTAGACGAAAACAAACTTCCTATAGTAGTTACAGATGTCCAAGAGTTTTTAGACAACCTAGTGGCTATTTACTTTGAATCAGTAAACAATTACCACGCAAAATATTCTGAATTAAAAAGCAAGCGTCAAGTAGAGGCATTAGTTAGTCTATGACGCATGGCGCATTAATCTTTGCACAGAATAATTCTGCTGTAGATTATATTAAGATGGCAGAGTTCGCAGCCTCTCGCATCAGTAAGTACTTGGATGTACCAGTATCATTAGTTACTGATACACCTGACGCAGTAACATCGGGCATATTTGATCAAGTAATTACAATTGAGCCAGCAGTACAGCATAGTCAGAAAACATTTAACGATGGTACAACACAACATCAAAAGATTGACTGGAAAAACTTTGCTAGAAGTGGTACTTATAATCTAACACCTTACGATAAGACACTGGTAATAGACAGTGACTACATTATTAATAGTAGTGTACTAAAGCCTGCGTTTGACAGAAGCTTTGATTTACAAATTTATCGTAATAGCATGCCTCTTGCTAACTGGCGTAACACTTTAGAATTTACAAGACTTAGTCAATACAGTATTCCGTTTTACTGGGCAACAACTTTTATATTTGAAAAGAATCCTACAACAGAAGCGTTCTTTAATCTGATCGAATATATTAAAGTCAACTGGAGTTATTACCGTCAGCTATACAATGTAGCATCTACTATTTTTAGAAACGATCACGCATTTAGTATTGCTATTCATTTAATGAACAACAAAACTAATGGCGACTTTGCAGTAGAGCTTCCTGGCACGATGACATACATTACAGACAAAGATTTGCTAGTTGATATTAAAGATGATGCAATGCAATTCTTAGTACAGAAAGAAAGAAGCATATCAGAATATATTCCTGCTAAAACAACAGGTATTGATGTACATGTTATGAACAAGATTAGTTTGTTAAGGGTGATTGATAATGTCTAAAGGATTTTTAGTTTTAGCAAACAATACCGCAGATGTAAATTATGTAGAGCAAGCCTATGCCCTAGCATTATCTATTAAGGCAAGTCAAAAAACTGTTACTAGTATTTCAATCGTAACAGACAACACCGTACCAGAGCATTACCGACAAGTATTTGATAATATTATTCCGACTACTTCAGATGGTTCCCGTTTTGAAACTGAGTCACGGTGGAAGTTGTTTCACATTACTCCATACGCTGAAACAATAGTGTTAGATGCAGACATGCTACTACTAGACGACATTAGCTACTGGTGGGAATATTGCAGTAAATTTGACTTGCACTTTGCATCTAGAATATTAAATCATAAGTTAGATAGTGTAACGGACACTGTACATAGACAAGCGTTTATCAACAATAAACTTAGCAATCCTTATTTTGCCTTGCACTATTTTAAACAGCGTGACTTGCCTTTAGAGTTCTACAAGCAATTAAAATTTGTTGTGCGTAACTGGGACGCTTGTATTGCAAAGTTTGCACCGAATAATAAGCAACGCTATCCTAGTATGGACTTAGCAAGTGCTATAGCAATTAAGACATTGTGTATAGAAGATCAAGTATTTGATGTATGCAGTCCGTTAGAATTTGTACACATGAAACCTGCAATTCAAGATTGGATCTCGACACCGACTAGTTGGCAACATGCAGTAACAGCAAACTTAGATAATGCTGGTAATTTGTTTGTAAGTAACATTAAACAACCTGCGCTATTTCACTATGTTGAGAAAGACTTTCTTAAACCTTACATGGTAAAAACACTTGAGGATTTAAATGGCTAAGAAGAAAAAACAAGAACCGATTGTTGAGTGCTACTATGCTAAGTATTATCCTGAGACAGGATCAGTAGCAGGTATTTTAAATCATCGAATAGAAGGTGATGCAATTGAAATTAGTAAAGAGGTTGCAATGCAATTTCTTGAAGGTAACGAGTCTTATTACAAGTACAAAGTTATTAACAAAGTACTAGTAAAAGAAAAAGATATCGTTGCTAAAAATACAGCTTCGATGTTTGAACGCATTGCAGAACCTGCTGACAAGCAAGAAGTAATAGTTGAATGGAATCAAAAGAATCGCCAATGGATTTTTACAGGGCCTGCTAACAACGAACCTATTATGTTTATTGTAAAAGAGTCAAATCACGATGTGTTATTGCGTGTGTTACGCCCTAGTCTAAGTGACACTCCTACAGTGATTCCGTTTACAACTGACTATGAAACCGATATTAAAAATGTAGCAGTATTAACTAGGAAGAATTTAGACTCGTACGGGTTAAAGGTAGTATATGAATAAAATTAAAATTGTAGAACAGGATATTATTTTCCTAAGTTACGACGAGCCAAATGCAGAGAAAAATTATGCAGACTTGCTAACAAAGGTGCCTTGGGCAAAGCGTGTGCATGGTGTTAAAGGCAGTGACGCCGCACATAAAGCATGTGCCGCATTAAGTGAAACTGAATACTTTGTTACAGTAGATGCAGATAACATTGTTGATCCAGAATTTCTCAAAGTAGAAATTGATTTAGATGCAATTGGCTGCAACGCAGAAAATGTGTTTAGCTGGTGTGGCAAAGTTCATGTTAACGGACTTATGTATGGCAATGGCGGATTAAAATTATGGACACGCAAATTTGTAAATGAAATGCGTACTCATGAAAATAGTGAAGAGGGCGATGAAAAGGGCAAAGTAGAGTTTTGCTTTGATAGTCGTTACTATCAATTTAACGACAGTTACAGCGAGAGCTACACTAACGCTACTCCATTCCAAGCATGGAGAGCAGGGTTTAGAGAAGGTGTAAAAATGTCATTAGATCAAGGTACTAAAGTTGATGACCTTAAACGAACATGGTGGCAAAACTATCAGCGTTTGTTAATCTGGTGCAGTGTTGGAGCTGATGTAGAGAACGGCATCTATAGTGTACTAGGTGCAAGAGAAGGAGCCGCACTGACTAACTGTACAGATTGGGATTATGCTACTGTTCGCGATTTTGATTGGCTAACAACCTACTGGAATGAGCACTATGAAAATGCTAGCGATGAAGACAAAGCAAAGCAAATTAATTTTTATGGTACTGAGCTTAGGGAAAAATGCGGACTAGAAATTGCTAACCTTGATCCAGCAGGGTCTAAGTTCTTTAGAAAAGTATATCAAAACACACCAAGGGTAATTAGAAAGTAATGTACGACATAGTTTTTATCAGTTATAACGAACCTAACGCAGAAGAAAATTTTACACGGCTGAAAAGTCGTTTTCCTACATTGCGTAGAGTACACGGCGTTAAAGGGATTCATCAGGCTCATATTGCTGCCGCCAAGAAATCATTTACTAGAATGTTTTGGGTAGTAGATGCTGACGCAGAAGTATTAGATACTTTTAACTTCGATTACAAAGTATCTAATGATGACCTTGATGTAGTGCATGTATGGCGCAGCCGCAATCCTGTAAATGGATTAGAATACGGCAATGGCGGTGTTAAGTTACTACCAAAAAAATTAACTATGCAAATGGACACTAGCCGTATTGATATGACAACTAGTATTAGTACAAAGTTTAAAGCAATGCCAGAAGTAAGCAACATTACGGCATTTAACACAGATCCGTTTACTAGTTGGCGTAGTGCATTCCGTGAGTGTGTTAAGCTGTCTAGTAAAGTAATAGATGGTCAAGTAGATGAAGAAACTGCACATAGACTTGATGTATGGTGTACGCAAAGTACAGATGAAAATGCCTTAAAAGGCGCACTCGCCGGCAGAACTTACGGTCAAGAAAATGCCGGTAATATACCGGCATTATCCCTTATCAACGACTTCGATTGGTTACACACTCAATTTGAAGTATCAATCAATTCCTGAGACATTGGAAAGATCGCCGCAATAGCTTTAGCGCAAGCCAATGCTACTAGTTGGTGTTCTTTCTGTGTCCCATTTGCACTTCGCAATTCAATGAAATGCACCCATGAACGCAAAGTGCCGTTCATGTACAAACGACTTACTGTGTTACCTTCTGGCAATACAGCACGAGCTTGTTCTTTTGCTATGCCATTACCGACAGCCCAAGTGTAGGCATCTCTAACGGCTCTAATAATATCTTGTTGTTTTTCATTCCATATACGACTAATTTCTCGTTGCTCTGGATCTGTAAGATCGAGTTCAACTGAGTTTTGTCTGTTCTTAGTATCTTGGAATCGTGCTTCTCTAATAACAAAGTCAAGATCCTTTGTTGGGTCTGCATAACGCTGTGAAAACTCTTGAAAGCTAAAGCTTCTGTGTCGCAAGATTTGTCTTGCAATATCTCTAGTAGTTTCGATTTCAACGCAAGCAGAGACCATTTCGAGTGGCGACCAGTGTGCGTGTTTGACGAGGTACTTGATGAGTTTTTCACTTGTTTCGGTGTTAAGTTGGTTTGCTGGATTGGATACACGGGCGCAATACGCAATGAGTTCTTGCGCATTGTCAACGCCCAAATCTGCAAATTCTTCTGTTGGTTGTGAGTAGGAAATAAGTTTAACATTCATATTGTTTTTTTCTTTAAAAATTTCTGTGTTGATTTTTCAATGTCTTTTCTGACTCGTTCTGTGTCTAGTTTAAAATCGATGTCTAAGATCCTGTCTTCATATGCTTTAAATAATTCTGACAGAGATTTCTCAAACGAATCCCAACCACTTCGTTTTGTTTTTGTTGTTACTTTTATTTCCCAAGTCTTGCCATCTTTAAAGTTGACCAGAACCGCATGGAGATACCTAAGGGGTAAAACATTGAGCTTTACCTCCCCAAACACCTCTGGCCAACCATCTATGACTTCTTTGGGAAGAGTTCTTCCCTGAACTGTCACTCTGGCTTAGTCTTCTTTGTAGGTGACAACTCTTCTGCCATTCGGCGCATTGCTGCCGCTTCTTTAGCTAGCTTGTCTGCTTGACTACGATAGAACTTTGCTTGCTCTTCTGGAGTATCACCCATTACTGGTTTGATTTCAGTAGCTTCGGCAACTGGTGCTGGTGCAGTAGTTTTCTGTGCAGGAGCATCTGGACGAGCACCTGAACTGTCGCCAGATTTAATTGATAGTCCATCAACTGGAATACCTCGTTGCTCTGCGATAATTTGATTCAACTCTGATAACACTACAGTAACGCCTGGTGTTGGAGTCATCTCAATTTTGTCAGTAGCAATTTTTATCAATCGACCCTGAGTGTGTAATGCAGCCAACATTGTACTACCGTCAGGTAATGTACTTCTTGCCATAGCTTCTGCAAACTCGTACGCACTTTGGCCTGCGTTGCTTTCTACTAGATTAATAACAGCATCATGGTAGCTATCTGGTAAGTTTTCTGTTGGTACGATTACGCAGTTATACGCATCACCTGGTAGTGTACGGTATGCTACTACGCATCGTTTGCCGGTAGCAATAATTCTACCTACATGTTTTAATTCCATTATTTTGCTCCTTCAGCTTGTTTTGCAACAGCGTCTAAGAATGTAGTTAGTTTGGAATAGGTCTGTCCAACTACTATCATTTCATTTGGTTTGAAAGCGCCACGGGCACTTGCAATATCAATAATTTGTTTCATTGCATTTAGATCAGCAATGTTTAATTCTGCCGCAGGTGCTTGCGCTTCTGGGGTAGCTTGATCTTTATTTTCCACTTGATCGGTCATGGTATCTCCTTAAATTAAGTGTGTATATAATTTATCTCGTTTGTAAATGTGGACAGGCAATCGTGAAGAAACTAAGTTCCTTCTCGCTTTCAAAGCCAATACGAGTGTTATATACTATTGTGTTTGTATGATCTAGAGCTAGACTTTGCCCTATATAATATCTATTATTTAAATTGGACTTAATCCAATTATCCAACTGTTTTAAAAGTGTTGGATTGTACTTGTCTAAACTAGTATATTTGAAATGAGGACAGGCAAACTCAACCCTCCTTATTCCAAAGTAGTTTAGCGGATTTGGTTTGCCGTTCTTTAATGCCATTAAGCTCTCACTTTGACTTCTTCGTAGTAAGCGTACTCGCCCCAAGGAGGAACAATAGTGTTGTTACCGTGGATAATAAAAATTGTATCACAGTAGTTTTCATCACCCCAGCTACCCCATGGATAACCGTCTGTGAACATGATAAACTTCTTAGGGTTAATATCGTGTTCTTTCATATAGTCCCAGTTGGCGTCGAACTCAGTACCGCCACCGCCTTTAGGTTGATACTCATCAAACTCATTGATTGAGTAACCGTCGTAGTCAGCTTCGTTATACACACGAGTATCAAAACACCACAACTTAATTTTAAAGTCGGTGTATTCTTCCATAATGCCTTTGATCTCTGACAAGAAGTCTTTAGCTTGTTCGTCGCCAATAGAACCAGACATGTCAATTGCTACGCAAATGTCAATAGTCTCTTGGTATTGTTGACCTGGAAGAATCGCATTCATGTGCCAGCCCTTACGGTTAGGACGCATAAAGCTGAAGTCGTTTTTAATTGTGCTTTGAATTTGTTGACGCAAAATTTCACGCCAATTCATTTTAGGCTCAGTAAGCTCTTTAATCATTCGGGCTACATTAGCAGGTACATTGCCTGCACCCGCGGCTTGAGCAGCCTGCATAACAGCTTCGCGCATCTCATCGCGAATTTGTTTCATTTCTTCTTTAGTGTACTGTGGCTGACCGTCTGCACCTTCGCCGCCTTCTGACCAATCAATATGGTCGTCGAGCATCTGACCAGATTGTTGTTGCTTCTCATCGTCATAAATCTCGTCGTACACTTGCTCTGCACTCTTGCCGTAGTGCGCAGTATCGTGATAAATTTGAATGTCCGGAACATTGTGGTCGCCGATGCGGTCGCGAACTAACTGTCCGTTTACACAGTAGTCAGCGGCAATGTTAAAGATCTTAGGATCACGACCTTCACGGCGCGACATGTGATCAAATACATTGTGCATGATTTCGTGTGCAATAACGAACTCAACTTGCTTAACGGACATCTTTGTAAAGAAGTCGCGATTGTAAAAGATTGAGCGACCATCAGTAGCCGCAGTCTTGCACCATTTTGAACCGTCTGCAATTTTAAGGCGGGTAGCCATGTTACCAAAGAAAGGATGACGCAGTAGCAAGCCAACGCGAGCTACAATAATTTTGTCGATAACTGGATCTGTATGTGCCATTTAAATTCCTTAATTTTCTATATGTGTATAGTATAACAGGACCCGAAGGTCCTGTCAATACTTACAGCACCAAATTACTTTTCAGTAGCTTGTGCAATGTACTTGCCAAA